CATTTAGTATCAATTAGTAAGGTTAAGCCTAACCAAGACAATCCAAGAATTATAAAAGACTACAAGTTTAAAAAGCTTGTACAAAGTATTAAAGACTTTCCACAGATGTTAGAACTACGGCCAATCGTAGTAAATGAAGATAACATAGTGCTTGGAGGTAATATGCGTTTAAAGGCTTGTCAAGAAGCAGGACTAAAAGAAGTACACATAATTCAAGCTAAAGACTTAACACCTGAACAACAAAGAGAATTTATTATTAAGGATAATGTAGGCTTTGGAGAATGGGACTGGGATGTTTTAGCTAATGAATGGGATTCTGTTCAATTAGATGATTGGGGAATGCCAACTTGGTTAAACTTAGATGACACTTTTAATATTGAGGAAGAAAATAATAAAAGTAATAATTCACCAAAAATAACTGACGATGAATATTCTTCTTTTGAGCTAGTAATGGAACATAAGAATAAGATTATTTTAATAAACGTTATTAATAAAGTAAAAGACAAATATTATTTAGAAAAAATAGAGGATGCACTAATGCATATTATTAATGAATATAAAATATAAATTATGATTTTAAACGAAACCAATTCTTTTGTGTGCTTTGATAATTCTGTAAAGGGATTACTATTTGATGAAAGCAATCACGAAAAATATCCTATTGCCTATTATAATGTAATAAATGGAGAGGGTGTTGAAATTAAAGATAATTGTAGTTATTACGGTTATGTTTATGATGGTATTTCAAGTATTGACACCTACGGCAAACCTTCATATTTTTTAACTTCTGGAATGTATTTTACTTCTGTGGGGAATTTTACATTACCTGCAAATTGGCATAGTAAAATGATTTTAATTGAAGTGTATCACGAAAAAGGTATATATCCAAAAACAAACTTTAAATCATATTTTACCATAGGTGGAGAGGTTGAAGATGAAGGAAGATTAAAGTACATTGATGGATGTACTGATAGCTTATTAATTCCTCCAGTAAAAATGGGAGATCCTTGTTTTAATCATTTACACTTTCCAAAGGATATAGATCAAACGATGCACACGCACCCATCACACAGAATAGGTATGGTTACTAAGGGAAGCGGAATATGTAAGACACCATTTGGAAATTTAGATTTAAAAAAAGATATGATCTTTATAATTAAAGAATGGGATGGTAGTGTTTATTCAAAAGGTTTAGATGGTAAAGATTACCCTAATGGACTACACGCTTTTAAAACAACTAAAGAAGAGGGAATGGATGTAGTTGCTTTTCATCCTGATAGTGATTTTGGCGCAACAGATGTTGATCATCCAATGATTAATAGAACAATCGTTGATGGTGTTTCTGCAAGTACAATTGACGATATAAGAACTAAGTAATGGCAAGAGCAAGAGCAAAAGAATACAACGATAAAAATGTTTTTGAAGCAGGTTGCGAAAGAATAGAATATTTATTTAAGTCATTTGATAATATTGTTGTCAATTTTTCTGCAGGAAAAGATTCTACCTGTGTTTTAAATATGACCTTAATGGTTGCAAAAAAACTAAATAAAACATTTATAGTAAATTTCTTTGATGAGGAAGCAATACACCCACCAACTATTGAATATGCTGAAAGGGTTTCTAAAATAGAAGGCATAAACTTTAATTGGTATTGCCTTGAGTTTAAACATAGAAACGCTTGTTCAAATGAAAATCCTTTTTGGTATTGTTGGGATAAAGACAAGAAAGATCTATGGGTAAGAGATATGCCTGAAGTAGATTGTTTAATTACTGAACATCCTAAATTTAAAAAAGGGATGAGCTTTCAAGAATTTAGTTCGCTCTTACCAGATGAAAGCGAAGGAACAACTGCAATTCTAACAGGGGTTAGGACTCAAGAATCATTTAGACGTATGAAAGCAGTTTCAAGCAAAAAGAATGATAATTATATTGCAAAAAATAAGCACGTTGCTATGTGTCATCCTATTTATGATATGAGTAGTGAGGATGTATGGCTTTGCGTTACTAAGTTTGGATGGGATTATAATAGAACATATGACGTAATGAATAAAACCAGAATGTTTAACGGCTTCTTATCTCAAAGGGTATGCCCTCCTTTTGGTGAAGAGCCATTAAGGGGCTTGTGGTTATATTCTGAATGTTTCCCTGAAATGTGGCACAAAATGCTTTCAAGAGTTGAGGGAGTGGGTACTGCTTGGCGATATGCTAATACTGAGCTATATGGTTATGGTAAAGCAGAAAGACCTGAAAACTTAACTTATAAGGAATGGGCTGAAGTTCTTTTAGAGAGTTATGACACAGTTGATATTATATCAGTTAAGAAAAACATTAACTCAATTATTAAAAGACATTATGATAAAACAAATGATCCAATACCTGAAGAAGAAAGTCATCCTTTAACTGGCACTAGCTGGAGTTTTATTTGTAAGTTAATTATTAAAGGAGATTTTAAAGGGAGGACAGGTCCACAACTTGAAGGTCTTGCAATAAATGCTCAAAAAAAATTAGGTATAAATTCATTTAATGAAGCCGTTATTAAGTTTGGAAGCGAAAAATATAAAGCAAAAAGATTTAAATAATATTAGTATGTCAAAATTAAAAAAACAACCTTTAAATGATTTAAAATGGATTAATAGGGAAGAATTATCCCCTAATGGATATAATCCTAATAAAGTTGCGCCACCTGAATTAAGTCTTTTAAAAATAAGTATTCTTGAGGATGGTTGGACTCAGCCTATTGTAATTAATCCTGATTACACTATCGTTGATGGATTTCATAGATGGACCGTATCTGGTCATAAAGAAATATATGACTTAACAGATGGGTTTGTTCCTGTGGTAATGATAAAGCCTTCAGATTCAAGCCAACAAAAAATGGCAACAGTTAGACATAATAGAGCAAGAGGAACGCATAGTGTTTTAAAAATGAGCGATATTGTTGTTGATATGGTAAATTCTGGTTTAAGTGGCGATAATATTATGAAGCGATTAGGAATGGAAAAAGAAGAGGTAGTTAGATTATTATTTAAAGCTGGTATTCCTAAGTCAGAAATATTTAAGGATAAAGAATTTAGCAAGTCTTGGACTCCAAAATAAAAACCAATGAACAAAACCGAACAACATAAAAAAGCAATAATCGAAGCCTTAGAAAAATCTTTGGGTGTAGTAACGACTGCTTGTAAAAATGTAGGTATTGGCAGAACTACTTTTTATGGATGGATTCAAGAGGACGAAGAATTTGCTAAGGAGGTAGATGATATTCAAAACATAGCTTTAGACTTTGCAGAAAGTCAATTGCATAAACAAATAGGTGAAGGAAATACTTCAGCAACTATTTTCTATTTAAAAACAAAAGGCAAGAAAAGAGGGTATATCGAAAGACAAGAAATTACTGGCGCAGATGGTATGCCTACTAACTTTCAAATAGAAATAATTGACAAAACAGAAGATCAAGACTAATGTAGTTTTTAAACACCTACAAAGGTCAAATAAAAAGATTACTATTGAGCAGGGGGGGACTCGTAGCGGTAAAACCTACAACATCCTCCTTTGGCTCATTTTTGATTATTGCACTAAGGTAAAGGGCAAGACTATAACTATATGCCGTAAAACATTTCCAAGTGTTAGGGCATCTGTTATGAGGGATTTTTTAGATATACTAAAGCAACATAATATGTATTCTGAAGAATTTCATAATAAATCAAATAGTGAATATGAATTATTTGGCAACCTAGTTGAATTTATTTCTTTAGATCAACCACAAAAGGTAAGGGGTAGAAAAAGGGATGTCCTATTTATAAACGAAGCAAACGAGCTTTATTTTGAAGATTGGCAACAATTAGTATTTAGGACTACTGAAAAGATAATAATCGATTACAACCCTTCTGACGAGTATTCTTGGATATATGATAACGTAATACCCAGAGAGGATGCAGAATTTTACAAGACTACTTATTTAGATAATCCTTTTCTTGATATAAGCATAAGAAAGGAAATAGAACTTTTAAGGGAAACAGATGAAACCTACTGGCAGATATACGGACTAGGTGAAAGGGGTGTAAATAAAACAACTATTTTTCAATATATAGAAGTAAATAAAATACCTGAAGATGCAAAGTTTATTTCCTATGGTATGGATTTTGGCTATGTTAATGATCCTACCACTTTGGTTAGTGTTTATCAAAAAGATTTTAATCTATACTGCAAAGAACACTTTTATGAAACTAAAATGACTGCTAATGATATATATCTTAGATTAAAAGAAATTGGCATAAATAGGGAGTTAGTATTTTGTGATTCAGCAGAACCAAGACTTATAGATGAGTTAAGAAGAATGGGGTTAAATACTAAGCCTACGATAAAAGGTAAAGATTCTGTAAACGCAGGTATAGATCTCTTAAAGCGTTACAAATTAAATATTACTAGTGATTCACTAAATATGATTCAAGAATTTAGAAACTACAAATGGATAGAGGACAAAAGTGGTAGACCTACAAATGTTCCACGAGATGCCTATAACCACACTATTGATAGCCTTAGATATGCTACTTATAATATGCTATCTCAACCTAATTACGGAAAATACGCAGTTCGTTAAAATTTAAAATAAAATCGTTTTATAGTTATGGAAGTTAAGATTACAGTACCAGACAGTCTTAAAGATATTCCTTTACATAAATACCAAAGGTTTCACAAGGTATTAGAAGTAAACAAGGATGCATCTTTTGATGACTTATTTATTCAAGAGAAAATTTTACAGATATTCTGTGATTTACCTTTAAGTGATGCTCTTAAATATCGCAAGTCTGACATAGATAAAGTTACTGAAATGATATCTAAAACACTTGAGCAGAAACCTAATCTAGTTTTAAGCTTTAAGTTAGGAGATACTGAATTTGGTTTTATTCCAAAGTTAGAAGATATGACCTTTGGCGAGTATATTGATTTAGACAATTCAATAGGAGATGTACAGAACTTACACAAAGCTATGGCGGTTTTATACAGACCAATAAAACAAAAGATAAAAGACAAGTACTTAATTGAAGAATACAGAGGGGATAACTATCACGAAGCAATGAAGCACACGCCAATGGATGCGGTAGTTAGTTCTATGCTTTTTTTTTGGAATTTAGGAATCGAATTGTCGAAAGCTATGATAGCTTATTTACAGGA